ACGCATACAAGTACTCCGGAACCAACAAGTACTCCACAAGTTACTCCTGGCGTAACACCATCTTACTTTATTAATTTGTCGTTTAAGATGATTCCATAAAAATAGCCCCAGTATTTCTACCGGAGCTATCTTTTAGATCTAACAATACGATCAAAATATGATCAAACTGTTTCGTTATTATTCTCAACAGTTGAAACAGTCTTCTTTGGACGTCCACGGCTCTTCTTTAATGAAAGTTTTCGTCGTTGTCTACGAACCATAGCGGTACTAATATTTTGACCAGTCATTTGACTAAGCTTAGCAGCCAGAGCTTCGTCATTGAATAATACATGGTTGTTTACGATAAACTCTGTTTCTGTTGTTGTCCACTTTTTATAGTTAGCCATATTTGCCTCTCTTATTAGGATTGACTCAAACCACATTAACGTTATTATACTAATGATTGACAAGTTTTGTGCAAGGAGATTTTATGAAAAAAGATAATATTAATCTTATAGACTCTGTTTTATCGGTCAAAGCTTCCGGTATAGAACTAGAGCAAAGCGTCAAAAACGATCTACAACAAGAGGAAGGAAAGAGTATAGCAGAACTATTATATGACCAAGAAAAAAATACCGACCAAACAAACTAGTTTGCCTAATGGTGTTACTGAGGAAGAATTTTTAAGAGTATTGGATAACATAAGCAAAAGACTTGGCCATAAATTCCGCTTCGGATATCATGATTTTGATGACATGAAACAACAAGCCGCCATATTTGCTATGGAAGGTTTAGAGAAATACGATAATACTCGACCATTAGAAAATTTCTTATGGACTCACGTAAGAAACAGACTATTTAACTATAAGCGTAATAATTATCAAAGACCAGACAAACCGTGTTTTACGTGTCCGTTCTTTGATAAGGGATACAAATGTTCCAACAATCAGTGTTCCAAATACACAGAAAAGAAAGACTGCGAGCTATACGCAGCATGGAGCAATCGTAACGACGCCAAAAAGAATATTATGCAACCAACACAAATAGAATCAGAAAGTTTACATTTTCATAGCAGTAACTTCTTGAATGATTTACAAAATCAAGAGATTATTAACTTCCTAGATAATCATATTCAGAGCGAGCATAGAGAAACATATCTCAAGCTTAAACATGGTCATAAAATCCCCAAGCAACAACTCAATAAATTAAAAACTCATATTCAAGAGATAATGGAGAAAGAAGGATGGGCGCCACACCTCCCAAAAAACGAGGACAACTAAGTCTTGATGAAGAAAAATTCATACGAGATAATTTTGAGCAATTAACTATCGAGCAAATTGCCGATAGTCTTAATCGAAGTACGCAGCCAATCAAAAGATACATAGAAGAAAATCAACTAGTAGTACCAGAATCTGAAAAAAACGACAACGAATACTTGCGTCGTAAATTGTATAGCAAAACATTCTGGCAAGAGGTAACTCGCCAATTCGACGAGACTTCTGGAGAACTAAAGTACTTCGAGGATACGTGGATAGGATTGATTAAACAGTTCAGAGAGGATGTTCTTCCAGCAGAAGAACTGCAGATCAAACAGTTTATCACCATTGATATTCTTATTAATCGTAGTATGAAAGAGCGAAAGCGACACATTAGCGAAACAGAAAAACTACAAAAGCAAGTTGATAAGGAATACGAAAAACCAGAAGACCAAAGAGATATTCCTAAACTGGCTAATCTCGAAACACAATTAAGCTTTGCCCGCAATAGTATAGCTAATTATACAAACGAATATACTAAACTATTAGCCGAACAACAAAAGATTAGTAAAGATCTTAAGGCCACTCGTGAACAGCGTATTAAAAGAATTGAGGACGGTAAAAGCAGTTGGGCCGGATTAATTCGCATGCTAGAAGACGAACAAATAAGAGAAAAAGAAGGACGAGAAATGGAGATATTATCTATGGCCACCGATAAGATACGATCTTCATTATCAGAATATCATAATTACCAGGACGGAGTTGTAGATAGACCATTTTTAACCCCGGAAAGCTTAGGAAACAACAATGAATAAAATTGCACTAATAACAGGCATTACAGGACAAGACGGAAGTTATCTAGCAGAATTACTACTAGAAAAAGAATATAAAGTAATTGGACTACATAGAAGAAGCAGTGTTAATAATTTTGAAAGAATAAATAGCATACTTAAACACCCACTATTTAAACTAGAAGAATTTGACCTAACAGATCCTAGTGATACCTCATATGTTATAGACAAATACAAACCAGACGAATTATACAACCTAGCAGCTCAAAGTCATGTAGGAACCAGCTTTAAACAACCAACAACAACTTTCGAAATTGATACCATAGGAGTAGTCAATTTATTAGAAGGAATTCGCCGATTTTCCCCAAAAACGAAGTTTTATCAAGCTAGCACAAGCGAAATGTTTGGCGAAAACTATTCGGTCAACACTAATGACAATTCCAAATACCAGAACGAAAACACCCCTTTCCTGCCACAAAGTCCGTATGGCGTAGCCAAATTAGCTAGTCATCGAATGATTCAAATATATCGAGAAGCATACAATTTGTATTGTTGTTCGGGCATACTATTCAATCACGAAAGTCCTCGTCGCGGCGAAAATTTTGTTACTCGTAAGATTACAAAATATATAGGTCAATTAATCAATAAAAGAATATCATCAGATACTAAGCTTAAACTAGGAAACTTAGAAGCATGCAGAGACTGGGGCCATGCTAAAGATTATGTTAATGCTATGTATCTAATGCTTCAGCAAAATAATGCTGATGATTTTGTTATTAGTAGTAATGAATGTTATACTGTTAGGCAATTTTTAGATAAGGCATTTAAGATAGTAAATTTAGATTATAATAATTATATTGAAATAGACCCTGAACTATATCGACCATGTGAAGTAGATTATCTAAGAGGAGATTCTAATAAAGCAAAAATTGGTCTAGGTTGGGTTATAAATATTACTTTTTCTCAATTAGTACAAGATATGGTCCATTCAGATATACAATACTATGCGTCGTAATTTTGAGGATCCAGAATACAAGAAGTGGAGAACCAAAGTTTACAAAAGAGACAAATTTTGTTGTCAATGGCCAGGGTGTAATATTAAAAAACGGTTAAATGCTCATCATATAAAAAGATGGGCCGATTGTCCGGGACTAAGATTTTGTGTAGAAAATGGTATCACATTATGCTATTTACATCATAAAATGATTAGTGGCATGGAGCATATTTATGAATCAGCATTTTTTAAGATACTAAAAGATAAACATGACCAATAACGATCCTCACAATTTTACTATTATAGTAGATACTAGAGAGCAACAGCCATGGGAATTTGATTCTCATTATACTGTGGCTCATAAAAAACTAGATACTGGGGATTATAGTATAGAAGGACTCGAAGATGTTCTTTGTATCGAAAGGAAAAAGAGCGTTAGCGAATTTGCAAACAATATCACAGAAAGCAGATTTCAGGATGTTGTGATGAGAATGACTCAATATAAATATTCATTTTTACTACTAGAATTCGATCTTGAGGACATATTAATTTATCCAGTAGGTAGTACGGTGCCCAAAAAGATGTGGAGCAAAATACGTATCTCTCCGGCATTCTTATTAAAGAATTTATTAGAGTTACAATTGCATCATAATATCAAAGTATTATTTTGTGGTAAAGCATCTAATGCTAGGCAAATGGCTGAGCATATATTAAAAAAGGTTAACTATCTTGAACGATATTCAAAAAAAGATATTTGATGACGCATGGCTAGGCCTAGGAGATCTTAGTCAAGTAATTATTCCTAAAAATCCTATGATTCATAGGAGCGAAAAGGATATTGAAAATCCTGATCTTCATCTTATGAGAATCTTCAGAGATCCAAAATATTTAGGAAGCACAGTTAAGCTATTACTAGGCATAGAACTTCATCCTATTCAAATATGCGTATTGCAAGAATTCTGGAATCGTGCTTTTCCCATGTTCGTTGCTAGTCGTGGTTTTGGTAAAAGTTTTACATTAGCCTTGTATGCTATGCTAAAATGCACATTCGTGCCTGGCACCAAAATTGTTATTGTTGGTGCTGCATTTAGACAGAGTAAAATTATTTTCGAATATATGGAAACTATATGGAGAAATAGTCCTATACTACGGAGCATATTTAATGGTAATGATGATGGCCCGCGACGAGATGTTGATAGATGTACAATAAGACTAGGAGATAGTTGGACTATTGCTGTTCCTCTTGGAGATGGTAGTAAAATTAGAGGTCTTAGAGCACATATAATTATTGCTGACGAATTTGCGTCTATTAGCCCAGATATTTACGAAACTGTAGTTTCAGGGTTCGCTGCGGTATCTGCCAGTCCAATCCAGAACGTTAAACAACAAGCAAAGCAATCTGCTATGAAAGATGCCGGATTGTGGAACGACGAATTAGAACAACTAAATACTAAGATGAGTAATCAAGCCATAATCTCAGGAACAGCAGATTATGACTTTAAGCATTTCGCCACATACTGGAAACGATATAAGGCTATAGTAGAAAGTCAAGGAGATAAGACCAAATTAGAAAATTTATTTAAGGGGGATATTCCTGATAATTTTAATTGGAAAGATTATAGTATTGTTAGAATGCCATATGAATTAATTCCTAAAGGTTTCATGGATGACAAACAGGTGAGTAGAGCCAAAGCTACAATACATACTGGTATTTATAATATGGAATATGCCGCATGTTTCGTAAAAGATAGTGAAGGATTTTTTAAACGAAGCTTAATAGAGAGCTGTGTTACTTCTCTCGGTAATCCTATAGTATTTGGCGAAAAGAATATAGTATTTGAAGCTACAACCAGAGGAAATCCTAATTATCAATACATATACGGGATAGATCCGGCTAGTGAACAAGATAATTTTAGTATCACTGTGCTGGAAGTTCATCCTGATCATTCCAGAATAGTATATGTTTGGACAACTAATAGAAACAATTTTAAAGAAAGACAAAAGACAGGATTAATAAATGAGTATGATTTCTATGGATTTTGTGCAAGAAAAATTAGAAATTTAATGAAAACTTTTCCGTGTGCTAGAATAGGTATGGATGCTCAGGGAGGTGGCGTTGCTATAGAAGAAGCTCTACACGATCCTAATAAGATAGAAGAAGGAGAAAATCTTATATGGCCTATTATAGATCCAGATAAAAACAGAGATACGGATGATCAACCCGGTTTACATCTTATTGAATTGGTTCAGTTCGCAAAAGCGGACTGGACAGCACAGGCTAATCATGGACTAAGAAAAGACTTAGAAGATAAAGTATTGCTATTTCCACAATTTGACAATTTAACATTAGGCTTAGCGCTGGATAGAGAAGGTAAAGATATTCTTGATTCAAATTTGGATAATCTCTATGATAGTACTAGCGAATGCATTTTAGAAATCGAAGAACTGAAGAATGAATTGACCACAATAGTTATGAGTCAAACTAGCACAGGACCGAACGCTAGGGATCGTTGGGATACTCCTGAAGTTAAACTGCCTAATGGTAAAAAGGGCCGATTAAGAAAAGACCGATATAGTTCACTATTAATAGCCAATATGTTAGCAAGACAAATGAACAGAGTACTCAAAAGTCCTATCACCTACGATATTGTTGGAGGTAATGCTAAGGATATGGTAGATCCTCATGGAGATATGTATAAGGGCCCAGAATGGTTTATCGGGGGTGGCGGCAATGATGACATTTATACCGGAATTTATAGACAATAGTGTATATTTAAGTTAATCTTATTACATTCTCATTACAATTGAATTATAAAATATGGCTAAACAAAATAAAAAGACCAATGCTATAAAAAATGCCACATCTTTACCCGACGATGCCTATGTTACATGGGGCGATGATATTCAAAGCAAAAAAGATGCTTTGAGACATGCCTCTGAGTCTTTGGATGAGTTTAACGGAATTCAAAAAGCCTCAGGCATGAGAAGATACGGTCTTGACTATTCTAATTTAGATACAAATACTGGTAGTCGTCCAGGACTAACTCGTTCAGATTACTACTTCTTTAGACCAGACGAGGCTCCTCCTAAAGAAATTAAAGCAATAATGGAGAGAGCTGAAGATATATATCAGAGAGTAGGATTAGTAAAAAATGTTATTGATCTTATGGGCGATTTTGCTTGCCAGGGAATACGCATAGTACATAAAAATAAAAGAATAGAAAGATTCTATAGAAGATGGTTTAAGAAGATTAATGGTAAAGATCGTAGTGAGAGATTTTTAAATAATTTATACAAGAGTGGAAATGTTGTTATCGATAGACGCACAGCAAAAATTAATGTAAAAGTTACGGATAAGTTATATCAAGCTCTCGGTAATGCTGATATGCAATTGAATGATATTCCGGAAACAAATGTTGATAAAAAAGAAATTCCATGGAAGTATACTTTTATTAATGCCTTATTTGTTGACGTAACCGCTGGCGCATTATCTTCTTTCTTACATAATAAAACATACGAATTACAATTACCAGCATCGCTAGCTAAAACTATCAATGCTCCAAAAACAGAGGCCGAGAAAAAAGTTGTAGATAGTTTACCGCAGCAAATTATTGATGCAGCCAAAGCAAAAAAGGGATACGCTCTAGATCCAGACAAAACTATTGTATTCCACTATAAAAAAGATGATTGGCAAGCATGGGCGTATCCTATGGTATATGCGATTATGGACGATATCACTATTATAGAAAAATTAAAATTAGCAGATATGGCAGCATTAGATGGGGCTATATCAAATATACGAATCTTTAAGCTTGGTAGTCTAGAACATAAGATAGCTCCAACTAGAGCGGCAACAGCAAAACTAGCCCAGATCCTAGGTAATAACGTAGGTGGCGGCACAATGGATCTAATCTGGGGACCAGACATAGAATTAATAGAGAGCAGAACAACTGTTCATCAATTTTTAGGAGAAGGTAAATATATACCACATCTTAATAGCGTATATGCTGGACTTGGAATTCCTCCGACACTTACTGGAACCTTCGGGGCAGCAGGAACTACTAACAATTTCATATCTCTGAAAACCTTAACCCAAAGACTCCAATACGGCAGAGATGTTCTAGTACAGTTTTGGGAAAATGAAATAGCTCTCGTACAAAAAGCTATGGGATTTAAATATCCAGCTAAAATAGAATTTGACAGAATGGATTTAAGTAATGAGGATGCAGAGAAAGCTCTACTTATTCAATTAGCAGATAGAAATGTAATTAGCGATGAATTACTACAAACAAGATTTGGTTTCGATCCGGATATGGAGAAATCAAGACTTAACAGAGAAAAGAGAGAAAGAGACTCTAATCGTATGGTTAATAAATCCGGTCCGTTTTATGATCCAGAAATACAGAATGCTTTCAAAAAGATAGCTTTACAAACTGGCATAGTTAGTCCTAGCCAAATAGGTTTGGATCTAGATAAGAAAAAATCTGGAGAAAAATCAGCTATTGAGATGAAAGTACCTGTCAGCCCTTCTCCTCGTATGGCAAACGATTCGCCAGAATCGTTGCCTGGAGTTCCTGGACAGGGAAGACCCAAGTTATCTAAAGACTCGCAAAAGAGAAAGACAAAAACTTTTAGTCCCCAAACCGGAGCAAGTTTATCGATATGGGCAAATAAAGCTCAAGAGAAAATAAGTGAAATTATAAACCCAATTTTATTAGACTTTTATAGTAAGAAAAATTTAAGATCACTATCTTCATCTGAATCTAATGAGATAGAAACAACAAAAACAAAAATACTTTTCAGTTTACAACCATTTGCCAAGATAGATCAAGATATGATCCTAAATAGTTTTGCTAGTATAGATTCTGATAAGCAACAAATATTATTCTCAGAATACAGTAAATGGCTAAAAACCCTATCGTCAGAGCTGGAAACCTCATTGTCGGTAGACGATCTAAAACAGGCTAAGGCTTCTTTTTATTCAATGGTGTATTCTAATACATAAAAATACAATATACACGGAGAGTAATTATGCAAATTTTTAAATATGAAATCGAAGACGGCCTCGAACACGCCCTCTCCTCTTCTGCATCAATTTCTTATGCCTCCGTTGCCGAGCCCTGCGTCAATAGCATACAAAATGGTATGAAGCATATTAAAAGTTTAGCATCAATCAATGATAATGATCTTTATTATGTCCAATCTATTCTCGTGAGTTCTTCATGGAATAAAAATGACGATATATTTGATAAAGCAGAGGTTTGGCTGGCTAGAAATACTCCAGAAGATAAACCAACAAATCTTGAGCACGACGAAGCCACAATAATAGGCCATATTACTGCTAATTGGCCAATAACAGAAGATGGAAAAATTATAGCAGAAGATACATCAATAGATAGTCTTCCAGAAAAATATCATATCCTAACAGGATCTGTAATATACAAAGGATTCTCTAATCAAGAGCTTAGAGAGAGATCCGAAAAATTAATATCAGAGATAGAGAGCGGAACAAAATATGTTAGTATGGAATGCTTTTTTAAAGGCTTTGATTATGGCCTAATTAATAAAAGCACAGGAGAATATAAAATATTAACACGAAATGACAGTACAGCATATTTAACAAAATACTTAAGATCATATGGCGGATTAGGCGAACATGATAACTATAAAATCGGTAGAGTTCTAAGACAAATAACATTTTCTGGTAAAGGATATGTCGATAAGCCCGCCAATCCTGACAGTGTTATTTTCTCAAAAGAGCTCTTACATCAAAAATCTTCAAAAATTTTAACCCAAAAAAATGAAGATTTATCTATTGCGGGTGTATCTAATTTTCAGTCCAACCTCGAAGTGGAGAATATTACTATGAGTTCAGAGCAAGAAGTACAAACAGAAGCCCAAGTAGAAGCTGAAACAACAGCTAACACGGAAGTTCAAGTTGCTGAAACAACAGTAACAGAAACTGAAGCACAAACACAAGAGCTATCTCTTGCAGAAGTACAATCTGCTCTAGAGAGCCTCAAAGCTGAAAAAGAAGAAGCTGCCAAGAAAATGGCTGAGAAAATGAGCAAAAAAGAAGAAGAGATGATGAAGAAAGAAAAAGAGATGGAAAAAATGAAGGCGGAACTTGAGGCCGCTAACGAGGTCATCGCTGCTTATAAGAACAAAGAAGAAGAGATGATGAAGAAAGAAAAGAAAATGAAAAGAGTTTCGTCTTTAGTTGAAGCTGGTATCGATAATGAGACAGCTGTTTCCACAGTTGATCAATTCGAATCAGTAAATGATGACAGTTTCGCTGCTCTAACACAGCTATTAGCTGCTAAGAAGATGAAGAGTGTTAAGAAAGACGAAGAAATGAAAGAAGAAGAGGATAAAGCAATGATGCAAAAGAAAACCCTCTCATCTGAAACAGTTGATGCTTCTATTCTAGATACTGCTGAAGTTCAAGAAGAAGTAAATCTTGGTGTAGGTGGCGAGCTTGAGTCTTCAGTAGAAGCCACTCGCGCAGCATTGGTCGAATTTGTTTGCAGTAGACTCGGTAAAAAACTTTAAACTTTAAGGGAGAAAAACAATGGCTCTTAAACCAACTCGCATCGAATCATACACAGACGTATCTTTTTTCATGGATACAACTGCTGAAAGAGGCGGTATCGTAGTTCATACGACCTCCGGAAGCGGAGCATCTTTAGACGACGGAAATGCAGTTGTTGGATATCCAACAGGTGTTGTTTCTGGCACAAAACCAGCCGGTCTTTTACTCAATGATGTTGTTAATCTTGATTTAACAAGACAACACATCAACTGGTATCGTGACGAAATGCAGGTAGGCGGCAAGGTTGCCGTACTTCGTCAAGGTCAAGTAACAACAAACATGATTACATCTGGTCAAACACCATCGGCTGGTGTGGATGCCTATTATGATGGCCAAGGATTACTAACAACCGTAAGTACAAATAGTACCAAAGTTGGTAGATTCCTAAGCAGTAAAGATTCCGATGGTTATGTCAAAGTAGATATCAATATCACCTGATAAGGGAGAAAAAAATGTCAGCTAAAACTCAGAAATTTCAGCCTTCGCCAGAACTAACAGATCTTCTCGTTCGTTCCGGCTCATCTAATAGAGAAGTTGCTCTAGCTGCCAATGCAGAATTTGCAAAGGCTTTAGAGCTTCCATTGAGAAAAGGTCTTCTTAGTGGTGATATTCTAGATGGTATCTTCGAGCCAATTCAATTGGCACAAGGAGCCACCCCAGAGTTCCCACTCGATTTCCTTGCTCCTGGAACAGAAAAGGACTTCGTGGCATATACCATTCCAAATCATGGCTATATTCCAGAACGTCATGTTGAGAGTGATTACGTCATGGTTCCAACCTATGACATCGGCGCAAGTATCGACTATCTTCTAAAGTATGCTCGTGACGCCCGTTGGGACGTTGTTGGTCGTGCTATGGAAGTTCTAGAAGGTTCATTCGTTAAGAAGATGAACGATGACGGCTGGCACACACTATTAGCCGCTGGCGTTGATCGTAACATCGTGGTATTTGATAGCGACGCTAACGCTAACCAATTCACAAAGCGATTAGTCAGTCTAATGAAGACTGTAATGCGCAGAAATGGTGGCGGTAACTCAGCTTCTATCAACAGAGGCATCCTAACTGATCTCTATATCTCTCCAGAAAGCATGGAAGATATCCGCAGTTGGGGTCTAGATCAAGTTGACGAAGTAACTCGTCGTGAGATCTACACAGCCGCTGACGGTAGTATCAATCGTGTATTCGGAGTAAATCTACACGATCTTGATGAACTAGGTGTTGGCCAACAGTATCAGCTATTCTATAGCAACGTACTAAGTGGCACACTACCAAGTGGCAAGAGTGAAGTTGTTGTCGGTCTTGATCAACGCAAGAACGATAGCTTCATTATGCCAGTTCGTCAAGAAGTTCAGATCTTCGAAGACGAAACACTACATCGTCAGAAGAGAGCTGGTTTCTACGGATGGGCAGAGCAAGGCTTTGCCGTTCTCGATAATCGTAGAGTACTACTCGGCGCTCTTTGATATTGTTGATAACAGGTTTATAAAAAGAGGGCTGGCCTTGCGCCAGCCTTTTTTTTTAGGTGTATATCATATTACCAACCCTCTGAGACAATACTATGGCAGCAAGCAAGTATGATTTTAAAATCGAACAAGGGTCATCTTTTAAATTGAGTTTAGTATATAGGGACTCAGAAAGAAATATAATTGATTTAACAAATTGGTGCGCAAGATTAATATGGAAAACTAATACTGGTACTACTAATGTATTTTCCACAGACAATAATGATCATAGTATATACAAATTTACTTTAGATGGCCCAAATGGCAAATTAACACTTTTATTGCCAGCATCGACTACTAATAACTTTGATTTTACAATGGCCAAATATGATCTTGAGTTAAGCTCCTCGGATGATTTATATTCCGGTGGAGGAAAATATGCAATAAGAATTTTATACGGTGTAATATCAATATTAAAGAGAAATAGTCAAGGTAACTCTATGTTGGATTGTTCATCATGAGCGATTTTATCATAGAAATTTTGGAACCAGCAACCTTCCTTTTGGATGTATCCAGCGGAACATACGCTGATTTGCCTAATATATCATTAGATATAGTTAATACAGAAAAAATATTAGTTAGCGACTTACCAGATAATATACCAATGACTATGATTGTTGGTAATTTAGATGTAAGTAGAATAGATAATTTGGATGCGTATCTAGCAGAAATTCCAGTAGACGGCGGTTCACCATAACTTAAAACACAGGAGATCCTAATCATGCCAGTTCAAAATAGAATTCAGTTCAGAAGAGGTACAGCAGCCGCAGGTGCTAATCAATGGACAAATCAAGTTCTCTATGCTGGTGAAGTAGGTTACGAGACAGATACAGGTCGTTTTAAGATTGGTGACGGTATAACAGCATGGGATAGTCTGGAATATGCAGCTGTTGCAGCTTCTGATTTTGTAGCTGGTAGCGGTGTTACGCTATCTAGTGGAACAAATGGTAGTACTTTAACTATTAGCAGTATTATCAATGCTGGTAGTGGCATCGCTGTTAGTGAAAGCAGTGGTGTTTATACTATTAGTTTAAGCGATCCAGTAGTTGATGCATCAGATGTTAATGGATTAAGCGAAGCTATTGATGATAGAGTTAATGATCTATTAGTAGCGGGATCAAATGTTCAATTGTCTTACAATGATAGCTCGAATAGCTTAACAGTTGCTGTTACTGGAGTATCATTACCAGGACATACTCACACAACTTCTGATATTACTAATTTTGTTGATGCTTCTAATGATAGAGTTGCAGATCTGTTAGCAGCCGGATCTAATGTCCAACTAACCTATGTTGATAATGGAAATGATACAAGTTCACTAACGATAGCTGTAACTGGTGTTAGCTTAGCTGGGCATACACACACAGCTTCAAATATCACGGACTTTAGTACCTCTGTAAGCGGACTACTACCTGTTAAAAATGTTAGTGCCGGTAGTGGTATTAGTGTTAGTAGTAGTAATGGAGATTTTACCGTTTCATTAAGCGATCCAACAATTCAAGTTGGAGATATTACTGATTTTATTGATGGTGTTAATGATAGAGTTGCCGATCTACTAACAGCAGGCTCTAATATTCAGCTTTCCTATACAGATAATGGCAATGATACTAGTGCTCTGTCTGTGTCCGTTACCGGAGTTAGTTTAGCTGGTCATACTCATACACTAGCTGATATCACGGATGTGACAGCCTCTGCTACGGAAGTTAACTATTTAGATGGCAGTACTCCTGGAACAGGGGTTGCCGGTAAAGCAGTAGTTCTTGATAGTAATTTAAGTATTACAAATATAGGGAGTATTAGCACCACAGGAACATTGACCGTTGGTGGAGATCTTGTTGTTAACGGAACTACTACAACCGTTAATAGCACAGTAACCACTCTAGATGATCCCGTACTAACATTAGGAGGAGATACAGCTCCATCTAGTGGTGATAGTAAAGATCGTGGTATAGAATTCCGTTATTATAATGGAAGTGCAAAAGTAGGTTTCTTTGGTTATGACCAGAGTACTGGTAAATTTACATTTATTCCGGATGCTACAAATAGTAGCGAAGCCTTCTCTGGAACAAAAGGAGAGGTCGATGCTAATATTGATTGGAGTAATGTTCTAAATAAACCAGATCCAGTAGTCTCTGTTGATATCACTGGTGATGTTGTTGGTAGTGGCAGTCTAACTATGACCGATCTTGCTGGCGGCACTATAAATATTAGTACTACTATTCAAGCCAACAGCGTTGCTCTTGGAACAGATACCACTGGCGATTATGTCGCTGCTGTTACAGTTAGTGGTGTTGGTCTTAGTGTAACTGGTAGTGGAGAAAATGCTACATATAATGTTAGTAGTAATGCTACAAGCGCAAATACTGCAAATACAATTGTAGCTAGAGATAATAGTGGTAATTTTACTGCCGGTACTATTACTGCTGGAGGACTAAGTGGTGCAAGTTCTAATAGTCCAGTCACTATAACCTATGCTATTATTGATGGTGGTACTCCTTGATCTGATTATATTAAATTTTTTAATCCTATCTGGGTATAAAAATAATATCTTATGCCCAGAAGGATTAATTAATATTGACAATATAAATTTGGAGTACTATTATAGTAGCATAGGAATTTAGCGTATGCCAGCTCAAAATATAATCAAATTTCGCCAAGGAACATCTAGCGAATGGTCTAGTGCTAATCCAATATTAGCGTTAGGCGAACCTGGATTTGATAGTACTAATGATCAGATTCGTATAGGAGATGGAATTACTAACTGGAATAATTTACCAGCTATAGGAGCTGGAATACAAGGAATTCAAGGTATACAAGGAATTCAAGGTATACAAGGAGATCAGGGAACCCAAGGTATTGAAGGATCCCAAGGAACTCAAGGAATACAAGGGAATGATGGGCCTCAAGGTATCCAAGGAATTGAAGGATCTCAAGGAGCTCAGGGCATCCAAGGAGAAGGAGTCCAAGGAATTCAAGGACCGGCAGGATCTGACGCTAGTATGATAGGTCCCCAAGGAATTCAGGGACCACAAGGAGAAGCTATTCAAGGAGTTCAAGGACCATCAGGAGGATTAGTTTGGAGAGGAGAATGGAATAGCGGCACTGCGTATATTACTGGTGATAGTGTTACTAAAAACGGCTCATCATATATTGCCATAAGTTCAAGCACTAACTCTGATCCTACCACAGATTTCGGAACATACTGGAATCTATTATCTCTCAGAGGAATTGCTGGAGTAGGATATTTATTTTCCACATCAACAGGCAACGTGGATCCTGGTACGGGCTATTTTAGCTATAATAACTCCATGCTATCTTCTGTTACAGAAATTTATATAGATCATGAAACTTGGAATGGTATTGATGTTAGTTCTTTTATAGATACTTGGGATGATAGTAATGGAAGCATAAAGGGGCATATAGTTGTTAGTAGAGGTTATACATCGGCGGTATTCCGATTAGATTCTATAACATCACAAACTGGTTATAAACAATTAAATGTTAGCCACATATCTGGATCGTCTATACCTCCAAACACCGCACTGTGTGACATACTATTTGTGCGTAAAGGAGATGATGGAATACAAGGAACAGAGGGCTCTCAGGGAGTACAAGGAATTACTGGTGAATTTGCAGGAGTAAAATATTCTTTTAGTGATACTATTACTGATGGTGATCCGGGAAATGGCTATTTAAGATATAATAATGGATCCATCGTCTCTGTTACGGAAATCTATATTGACAATTTAGATTATTTTAATAATAGTCAAACAACGTGGTACGATGCTTGGGATGATAGTTCAGCAAGTTCCAACAGAGGAACACTAACAATTTCTGATGGCGGGTATTTATATAATATTTTCAATATCACCGGAGCCGTTACAAGCACCGGGGATTATTACAAGATACCTGTTTCATATTTATCAGGATCATTACCATCAAATAATCTAAAAGTTTCGATCATATTTTCTCGTACCGGAGATCAAGGGATCCAAGGAATCGAAGGATCTCAGGGAATTCAAGGAAATGAAGGATCACAAGGAATTCAGGGAAATGAAGGAACTCAAGGCGCTCAAGGTATTCAAGGAAGCACTGGCACATCCATTAATTGGACTGGTGAATGGAGTAGTGTTACTGGATATAACGAGAATGATGGTGTTAGCTATAATGGTAGCTCTTATGTAGCTTTACAATATAGTTATAATGTTTCTCCAGATAGTAATCTTTCGTATTGGCAAGTTATAGCATCTCAAGGAGTTCAGGGAATACAAGGTTTACAAGGAGAAGCTATTCAGGGCACCCAAGGACCAGCCGGGTCCGATGCTAGCATGTTTGGTCCACAAGGAGTACAAGGTACAGATGGTTATCAAGGAATTCAAGGAATACAAGGATACGAAGGATATCAGGGAGTTCAAGGAATACAAGGTAATGATGGAATTCAAGGGATACAGGGTAATGATGGATATGGAAGTCAAGGCATACAAGGATATGAAGGCATACAGGGTCCGCAAGGAACAGATGGTAATCAAGGTATCCAGGGTAGTGATGGAGCTCAAGGAATACAAGGCGAAAGCATACAAGGAGCACAAGGCGCCGCCGGAACCGATGCCTATATGCAAGGCACTCAGGGAGTACAGGGCGCCGATGGCGGTCAAGGGATTCAGGGTATTCAAGGTGTTCAAGGAATACAAGGAGTACAAGGAACTCAAGGCTTACAGGGTATTCAAGGATTACAAGGTAATGCTGGAACGAATGGTAGTCAGGGAACTCAAGGCATACAGGGTATCACTGGTAGCCAAGGCTCTACTGGGTCACAGGGATCAACAGGAAGCCAAGGAAGTACCGGATCTCAAGGTAGTATTGGCAGTCAAGGCACAACAGGTTCTCAGGGCAGTACTGGCTCCCAAGGTACACAAGGTACGAAGGGTGATGCTGGAAATACGGGTAGTCAGGGATCTCAAGGCACACAAGGAATCACAGGTAATCAGGGAACTACTGGTTCTCAAGGAAGCACTGGTAGCCAAGGAACATCGGGAACCAATGGTTCACAAGGATCCACCGGTAGTCAGGGAACAGCAGGGATAAACGGTAGCCAAGGCACAATAGGTAGTCAGGGAAGTACTGGATCGCAAGGCACTCAAGGTACGAAGGGTGATACAGGCAATACTGGTTCTCAAGGAGCACAAGGGATACAAGGTATTACTGGTAGTCAAGGAACCATAGGTAGTCAGGGTTCTACTGGTTCCCAGGGATCAACTGGTAGTCAGGGTACTACCGGTTCGCAGGGAACTACTGGTAGTACCGGCTCACAGGGAACAACTGGCAGCCAAGGAACATCAGGCACTAACGGTAGTCAAGGAACAACGGGTTCGCAAGGTAGTACGGGCATTCAAGGCAGTACAGGATCGCAAGGATCCACCGGTTCCCAAGGATCAACTGGAAGCCAAGGAACTACTGGTAGTCAGGGAACAACGGGCTCTCAAGGAACCACCGGAAGTCAAGGCACACAGGGCATTCAGGGGCTACAGGGTATCAAAGGAGATACTGGTAATACAGGTAGTCAAGGTACTACGGGATCCCAAGGTATTACTGGCAGTCAGGGGACCACAGGTAGCCAAGGGACAACGGGTTCACAAGGAACTACAGGTTCTCAAGGTACGCAAGGAATCCAAGGCCCCCAAGGAACGCAAGGAGTTCAAGGTACTCAGGGAATCCAAGGCATTCAAGGAGTACAAGGCACACAAGGAATACAAGGTATTCAAGGAGCACAAGGAACACAAGGAATCCAAGGCGTACAGGGCACTACCGGAGATAAAGGAGGAACTAAGTATACATTTAGCACAACCACAACAGATGCTGATCCTGGAAATGGTATTATTCGATACAATAATGCTACTATAGGATCAGTCACTAATATATTCATTGATAATTTAGATTTTGCTGGTAATACTCAAACAGCTTGGTACGATACTTGGGACGATTCTAATACAACAGCTAATAGAGGAACTCTTAGCATTATTGGTAATGTTGGAGGAAGTGCCGTAGTCAATACATTTACCGTAACAGGTACAGTTACTGTTGCTGCTGGATATTATAAGATTCCTGTTACTTATGTTTCTGGTTCATTACCAGCTAATACTACTGTGGTAGTTATTGAGTTTAGTAGAACCGGATCTCAGGGAACACAAGGTGTTCAAGGTACGCAAGGCATACAGGGTACTCAGGGAATCCAGGGTATTCAAGGAACACAAGGAATCCAGGGTACTCAAGGTATCCAAGGCGTTCAAGGAACGCAGGGTACCCAAGGTGTTCAAGGAACACAAGGTATACAAGGAATTACTGGCCCAGTTGCTGGCAGCGCTAATCAAGTTGTTTATAAGAACGGTAGTAATTCTGCCACTGGTAGTTCGGTATTTACATTTAATGACTCTACAAATACATTATCTATACAGAATATTAGTTTAACTACAAACACTATCAGTACCACTGATGCCAATGGTAATTTAATATTAGCTCCCAATGGTACTGGAGACGTATATGTTAATGCGGACACTCTACGAGTAGGCGATTCTAACGCGTCCGCAACTATTACAACTAATGGCACCGGCGATTTGGTCTTAAACACCAATAGTGGTACGAATAGTGGTAGTATTACAATAGCTCAAGGAGCTAATGCTCATATTACCATAGCTCCTAACGGTACTGGAGATGTATTCCTAGATACTGATATAGTTAGAGTTGGAGATGCTAACGCAGCCGCAACAATTACTAGTAACGGCACTGGCAATCTGACTATCAATACTAATAGTGGTACAAATAGCGGTAGTATAGTTATTAATCAAGGAGCTAATGGTAATATAGCGATATCTCCGAACGGCACGGGTACAGTTAGTATAGGAACATCACTAACATTAGGGGCTGGTGGTATAATATTCCCAGCATCAGCAACAATATCAGCTAGTGCCAACACTCTGGATGATTACGAGGAAGGAACTTTCACGCCAAGCTACGCAGCGTCTACAACCAATTTTACATCTGTAACGTATCAAACAAATCTAAGAATTGGCAATTATGTTAAAATTGGTAGAGTCGTAATAGTGACTTGTAGATTAGCCACATCAGCTAGAAGTGGAGGAACTGGCGCCGTGATTATATCTGGCTTACCATTTACTGTGTCCTCAGCTACTCAAGCGAACTTTACATGTGGTGTCATTGCATATAAAAGTGGATGGACAACAAATGGTCCAGACGGAGGATATAGTGAGGTCAATAGTACAAATATTGTTCTTACTTACGATGCCAACACAGTTCATGCAACTATACCAGTTGCAAACCTTCCAACTGGAACAGCAACGGACTTAATGTTTTCTATTGTATATGAGACAGATTCGTAATATAAGGACAATATATGCTTACTAAAAATACTTTTATAGATCAGATTACCATAGGTGAAGACAAAACTCTTTTTATTAGAGAAGCTACAATCATTATGGATGATGAAGTACAAATATCTAAAACCTTTCATCGAACAACATTAGAACCTGGAACCGATGTATCAGAATGGGATCAATCGGTTAAGGATATTGCGAATCTAGTATGGACCCCAGAAGCAGTCCAAGCTTATATTGCTAAAACATATCCTGATAGAATAAGCTCCTAGACACTTGGCCGTTTTGCTCCTAGTATAGTATAAATGGAGCATTTATGATTTCGGACATAGATAATTTTGCCAAGATTGTTGTCGAGGATGGTGGACACATAGTTCCACTATTGGTATCTTCTGATCGAATGATCGGACCATCACTAACAAATCCTTCAATATTAAATACTAATGGTAAACTTTTAGTAAATTTACGCAATGTTAATTATGTATTATACCATGCTGAGCACGGAGTAAACGAACACGTTTGGGGACCGTTGTGCTACCTACACACTGAACAACATCAGGTATTAGCCACACATAATATAATGTGTGAGTTAGATAGCGATTTTAATATAGTTTCAGACGGTATAGTCGATACAAAAACTCTGGATGTGAAACCGCTATGGGAATTTATAGGGTTAGAGGACTCAAGATTAGTAAATTGGGATAATAAACTATTCCTTAGCGGAGTACGTCGTGATACTGCAACCAACGGTCAAGGACGTATGGAATTATCAGAAATAATTTATGAGAATAATGTATGGAAAGAAATTTCACGACAAAGATTACCAGCACCAGGACCAGATAGTTCTTATTGCGAAAAGAATTGGATGCCAGTGGTAGATCAACCATATACTTATGTAAAATGGACAAATCCAACAGAAGTAGCTCTTTATAACCCAACTGACAAAACAACAGTTACAAAAACATTAACACAATATCAACAACTTAATACAAGAGATTTAAGGGGCGGATCTCAGGTTATTCCTTATGGCGATTATTATTTAGCTATTACTCACGAGGTTGATTTATACAAGAGTGAAGCAGGACGTAAGAATGCCACCTATAGGCACAGATTCGCTCTATGGGACAAGAGTTTTAATCTTTTGAGAGTGAGTCCACTATTCGATTTTATGGGTGGTAAAATAGAGTTTGCTTGTGGAATGGCCGAATACAACGAAAAGATAGTGATTACCTTCGGATTCCAAGATAATGCATCCTATCTATTATGCTGTAATAGATCTACAATTAATAATTTACTAAAAATATGATACAATTACAAGATTATATTAATGATCCGGAAAATGACTCGTATAATTTCAATATGGGATCATTCTACGAAAATAAAAAACACTATGGCCCAGCCTCAAGTTATTATCTAAGATGCGCCGAAAGAACATCCGATGTTGATCTAAGATATGAATGCTTATTACGAATGTATCTATGCTATAATAATCTGGGTGGTCGCAGTATAACCTGCGAGGGTTTGCTGAGACAAGCAATATCTCTTTGTCCAACAAAACCAGAAGCATACTTCTTTCTTACTCAATATTATGAATCAAAGTCCGATTGGATGAATGTTTACACATACGCCTCCATAGCAATAGAACACTGTAAAAATTTATCAGTATTTATTTCGTATATAGACTTCCCCAGCTTATCATGTTTAATTTTCCAAAAAGCGGCAGCATCGTGGTGGATAGGTAAACCAAACGAGGCAAGAATATTATTTAGAAGCTTGGTTGATATTGTTGATACATTGCCGGAGAAATATAGAAATCTATTAGAGTTAAATTTGTCTAGCTTGGGTAGCGGTCCAGAAAGCCAAGCTATTAGAACTTATACAAGAGATCTTTACAATAGATATAAATTTAAATTTAATGGATTAGAGAAAATAGATAAAAATTATTCTCAAGTATATCAGGATTTATTTATTCTGTCTGTATTAAATGGTAAACGAAATGGTACCTATTTGGAAATAGGATCAGCTGCGCCATACAAGGGTAATAATACCGCCCTGCTAGAAAAACAATTCGATTGGTATGGCATAGGCATAGAATTCAAAGACTCCCTGGCAAAAGAATATAGCGAACAAAGGAAAAATCCGGTTTTGTGTGCTGATGCTCTATTGATAGATTATAGTAAATTATTAAGTAAATATTTCCCTAATCAAAATACTATAGATTATCTTCAGTTAGATATTGAGCCACCAAATAATACATACGAAGCTTTGCTATCTATTCCGTTTGATAAGTATAAATTTAATATTATAACTTATGAACATGATTATTATGTGGATTTAACTAGATCATATCGAGAAAAATCTAGAGAATATCTTCAAAAAATGGGCTACATTCTGTTTGTAGCAAATGTATCTCCCAACGATGATAGTCCATTTGAAGATTGGTGGATACACAAAGACCTAATAGGATTAAACTCTGTTAGATATCTAAAAACCGACCCAAATATTGAGGTTACACCGATAGAGAATTATTTTCTAAATAATTAGATCAAAATTATTGTGGTGTATCTTTATACTAGGATCATACTATTTATTTCCTAGTAAAAAGGCCCAAATATGAGCTGGCAAACAGAACTTCCTAGTATTGTCAGAATATTGATCAACGACATGGATGATCAACCAGTATATAGCGATCAGAGACTGTTACAGGTTTTGGCTGTAGCGGCGAAATATGTTCAATTTGATGTTGTTTTAGATCATAAATATGATGTTGACGTTAGTTTATCAATTATTAGTCCGGATCCGACATTAGATAAAGATGAGATTTTTATTTCTCTTGTTTGTCTAAAAGCAGCATGCTTGGTGGATCAAAGCACCTTAAGAACCAAAGCTGCCATAGAGGGCGTTAGAGCTTCATTAGGACCAGCAAGTTTGAGCGTTGGTGGAAGTTTAGAGGGATTGAGACTTATTCTAGAAAAAGGTCCATGCGCTACATACGATGAGCTTACATCTCATTGGGATGTTAAGGATGCTAGTGCTATTAAAGCTATCTTTAGTCCTTTTGTTGGCAATAAATTTGATCCAAGATATATACAAGGTAATATTTATAGAAATAGAGATATTTATTCATAAGAAAGTAATATAATGCCAGCAACCCTATATAATTTCCCAATTGAACAAGGATCAGCTTTTCAGATTACTTTCCAGTATTTTGACGAGGCAGGAAATACCGTAGATTTAACTAATTGGTGCGTATTATTGCAGTGGCGAACTAATACTGATCAAACCTATGTTTTTTCTAACCGTAGCTCATCTGATACATATAGTTTGACGGTTGATAGCACAGGCAAAATAGTGTTTCAGTTACCGGCGAGAAGTACCAATCTATACTCATTCGATAGTGCAGTATACGATCTTGATTTACAAGAGCCAAACGAACAATATCCTAATAGCGGACTTAAAACTTATAGACTAGTAACCGGAACAATAAATATTATTAAACGAAATATAGATGCTAATTTGTCTGATTGTGCTAATTTAACACAAAATACAGATATGGATCTACTAGCATCTTGTTCTATGCAATGTTCTCAGTCTGATCTATACGCGATAACATATGATGGAGATAGACTAGACATAGTTGATAATAGTACTGTGAGCGGAGTAGTATCCGCTAATGATAGCAGAACCATACAGAATATAGAAGTTATTATTAACGGATTGTATCATAGCAATCCTCAAGATCTTTCTTTTTTACTAGCTCCTCCATCTGGCAATAAAATTCTTTTGTCGTCTCAAAACAAGATTAAAAATTATAGACCAGGATTTGTTTTCGGATTTTCAAATAAGGCACCACAACAATTATATCTAAACGATGTTACTAATGGGGGCATATGCAATATCTTAGATAAAACATCTATTACAAAATATAACAATGATGCTTTAGTTTCTAGCCCTAGTGGTCTATTTGGATACTCAGTATCTGGAGATTGGGGGCTAATAATTAAAGATAATGATATAGGAGCTTCTGGCTATATAGATTCTTGGAAACTTATTATTACATATAATGAATAATTATGGAAATAAATCTTATCAATACCAGACCCGCGAATGTCAATGCTATAGCCGAATCTTTCGGTATATCGAAGATAGATTTAACCAATAAAGAAGTATGGATAAATAAAGTTTCAGTACAGTATTCGTCACGATTTGTATCTCATGAGTTAATAGAGATACAGAGCACATCAACATTTCCCATTAAAGTTAAAGAAGATAATGATGTCTAATCCATTTTCTAATATTATTAATCAGAATTTTAAAAATATATTCAATAATGCTATAGACACTATTCTTGAGCAGGGTTCTTTAACAGTAAAATGCAAATTGATATACAGCAGTTCTATTATAGAAGCATCTTTATGTAATAATTGTATTTTTGATTCAATAAGTTTATTATCGTCGAATATCTATAACAATACCGGACCTCAACCATTTCCAGAGTTTGGAGTTTGCCCTGTTTGCTTAGGTAAGGGTACGATAGAATCAAAGAATAAAGAAGAAATTATACCGTTAGCAGTAATTTTTGATAGTAAATATTTTTTGAATTATAATTCTAAATCTATAAATATTACAACCGGTATGGTACAAACTCTTTGCAAGATGGAAATAATAAACAAAATAAGAAATGCTGATGAGATTATATTTGATACTAATATAGAGAATTATGGGAATTATGTTTATCAAAGATACGGAGATCCTGAACCATGTGGATTAGGAGATAATAGATACATAGCTACACTTTGGATTAGGAAATAATTATGATAATTGATATGAAGTTATTAGAATCTAATTCGGAAATAATCTCTAAAATTCTTCAAGAATTTGCTAGGCAATTAAATCCTATTTTGGGTAAAGCAGCTGTTAATGCGACAAAAAAATTTAAAATTCTGGTCGGACAAGCATTGAGGCAACAACCAGAGTATTCTTCACTTATGACCGGAGAATTAAGATTAGAATTTGGTATACCAGATGCATCATCTGTAGAGAGTATCATAGACAAATTATCTGAGACTGTTAGCATTACTAATACTAACGTTATTGTCAAAGGTAGTTCATTGAATGGGGGATTTAAATTAACAGCACTAGAAAAATCCACAGCCAATGGAACAATAGACGATTCTGATGCAAATGTGAGTGACTCAAAAGGATATTCATTGCCTTGGTTAAAATGGCTATTATATGAAGGAAACAATACTATAGTTAAAAATTATGAAGTTAAAATTGGACCTAACTCAAATTCTAGAACAGGTATGGCTATCATGGTCAAGTCTGTCGGAGACTGGAGAGTTCCACCATCTTTTGCTGGTACAATAAATAATAACTGGATTACTAGAGCAATAGATTCCGTAGCTAATAGTGTTCCTAAATTATTACAGCAATCATTAGAGGAATCATTATGACAACATTTAATCATATTTATGATATAGGACAAAAAAATGTAGTATCTTCTATAGAAGACAATATCAAAAATTTTCTAGATTGGGGATTCTTGAATATTGGAGGATTCGTAAACACCACAATACCCACTAGCGGAACATCCGGTCCGTGTTTTCTAAAACCCATGAGCGATCCCAATTTTCCACAAAATACCGTTTGGGAAACAGTAAGAAAAGATTGGGTATACGAATCTGAAGTAAATTATAACGGATTGTCTCCCATAAACATCTCAGGAGTTTATGTAAATAATACATTCCTTCCAGCGCCATCTGGTAGCGGATCGTATTCCTACACCATGAATTATCCTCAAGGAAGAATACATTTTAAAAATCCTATTTCTGCTAGTAGTAAAGCTGCTTTAAATTATTCTTATAGATATGTTCAGGTTTATAAAGCTAGTGAATCATTATGGTGGAAAGAACTACAAAGCAATACATATAATGTTGCTAGATTTGGTAGCGATCCTGACTATAATATTACGGCTAACCATAGGGTACAGATGCCAGCAATAGTGATAGAATTAAATTCAAGAACATCTATGACGCCCTACGAACTAGGCACTAGCGAAAACATACTGATGCAGGATATTCTCTTGCATATCTTTACCGAAACAGCAACTCATAGGAATAGTATAATAGATGCGTTACTATTACAAAAAGATAAAGGATTTTATTTAAATAATATTAGCCTAATTATAAAAGACAATAGAAATTCATTGGATTATAAAGGACAACCTAATCCTAATAGGTTTAATTATGATCAATTACAAACTAATCAGGCCTACTTTCTTAAAAAATGCTATATACACAATGCTGTGCTAGGAGAGCTGAATATGTTCAGCAACTCTCTGTATAATGGTATTGTGCGTTGGACCTTGGAAATTTTGCCTTGAGGTAAAATTATGGTGTACTATTTATTAGTTTAATAGCTCACATAGCCTTTGATTAAAAGTTAAACATACCAATACAATTTTTCAAGTAATGGAGAATACTCATGGCAGCTAACAATAGAATTTTCTATGCATCACAAGCGGTTCTTCTACAGCCACAAAATAGCGACGGTACCAGTGTTTATTCTACCTGGATGGCTCCTCAAGGACTACAAAGTGTTGGTATGACAACAAATTTCGCTCTTGATAGAGTATTCCAACTCGGTCAGTTAGAGCTATATGACAACGTAGAAAATATTCCTGAAGTTCAGGTTACAATTAATAAAGTATTTGATGGAACACCCCCATTATATCTAATGTGCATGGGAGGAGTTACAGGAATAGCAGGAGCTAATAATAAAGATTTATCTGATGTATCAACCAACAGAGTTAATTTTAAACTAGGTATCTATCCTGATACTTCAGTAGCTGCTACAGGTAATGCTAGCCATTATGTTTTCTGTTCCGGTATGTATTTGAGTAGTATCAATTTCACATTCCCCGTTGAAGGAAACATGACCGAAGAAGTTACACTTGTTGGTAATAGCAAAGTGTGGAATTCTGGTGGCGGCGGTGTGTTTACTATGGCTGAGTTTAACTCAGGCACCTCAAACGGAACTAAAACTTGGCCACGAGCTCATACTATAGGAAGACGCTATAATTTCAATACCACACTATCTGTTCTACCAACAGGCGTTGGCGGAATACCAATTCCAAGTGGTAGAACTCCTAATAGACCGTATGTTAATAATATAACAGTTAGCACCAATCTAGGAAGAGAAGCCATATATGAATTAGGTCAAATGGCTCCTTATTTCCGTTATGTTAATTTTCCAGTAGAAGTAACATCTGAATTCCAGGTTAATGCTAGTGATGGTGATTATATTAATGCAAGAGACTATTCTGATGTTACCGGATGTGGTGCTGTTAGCGGAAACCTAACAGATAAAAGTATTAAGGTTGTTGTTTGCGGAACAGGTAACGGCAATCTAATGGCGGTTGATCTTGGAACACGCAACAAACTAACAAGCGTTAACTATAGTGGTGGAGATACCGGTGGTGGTAATGCTACTATCACATACAGTTTCCAAACTTTCAATAAGTTGACAGTTGTTGCTAGTGGTTCATTTGCTGAAACCAAGTGGATTGATAATACTGCCGATACTGATAATTATGCTGGTGATGTTATCACAAGCGAAGAGTGATACCAGAAGCGGTTGACTAGGGATTTAACAATAGGACATAGGACACTTACTATATGAATACTGATGATTTATTTACCATGATTGGTAAATTGTATGTTGATATATACAATACCCAAAAAGTATTGGATATACTACAAAAGCAGATCAAAGACAAGGACCAGGAAATCAAGGAACTAAAGACGAATAAACCGGATGAATGATGCGGAAACTGAACAATTATTGCACAGGATACTCTGCGGATACTTATCTTTCTATTTTCGACAAGAAAAATATCAACTCAGGGCGCCATCTAACGAAATAAAATATGAAGCTAATTTATTATATCATAATATTATAAATGAAGAAAAATATAATGAATGGATACGAGAAGAAAATATGCTAGGAATCATGATAGGATTAGGTTTGTGGAATAGTTCTATGAATAATATTATTAAGCAAACAAATACGCGAATAGATAATTTAAAAGTTGAACTATTTCAAAATTTTGCTACGACATCAAAACAAAAAAAGATTAGACAAGATTTACGGTTCGCCAAAAATCAGCTTAACAGAATACTAAACACCAAACAAGAATTTTTTAATAATACTCTAGAAGGATATGCAATATCTATTAAAAATGAATATATAATATCTAACACTTTATACAAGAATAATAAAAAAGTATTCAATTATGAAGCAAACGATTCTACGACGTATTCTTTTTTTAATGATTTAGTATCAGAAATTAATAAATATGTTATTTCAATAGATGATTTGAAGTTTTTATCCAGAAGCAATATGTGGAAAACATACTGGAATGCTAACAAAAATAGCGTGTTCCCAGGCTCTGCTTCAGAATGGACGGATGACCAAAGAGGTCTTGTGAATTTTTCCAAGATGTATGATAGCGTTTATGAACATCCTGAATGTCCTAATGATACTGTTATAGAAGACGATGATATGTTAGACGGATGGATGATAGTACAAAAACGTAAAGCGGAAAAAGAAAAAACTCGTCAAACAATAGATGAGGTAAATCCTAATCTAAAGAATGCTCAGGAAGTATTTTTATTTGCTAATAACAATGATGATGTTAATAGCATTTTAGATTTAAATAGTCAAGAATCTTTACATAGGATGAAACAAAAAATAGATATGATAAATAGTGTTGGTCAAATAGAAGATTCCAATCTACCCGATGTTAGAGTTGATATTATGAACCAATTAGCAGAAATGAGAAAAGCTAAAGTATAAGGAATAAATTATGCAAAATTATGATGAATTAATGTTTAGTATAGAAAAAAGATTTAAAACCACAATGATAGGAGCATTGGCTCAATTTGAAAAATATTTCGGTTATTTATGGGAGAATGATAGTCCGAATAGAGAAAAATTTGAAAACTTGTGGGAAGATACTCGCAATAATATATTAAACAATGGGAATAATCAAATTAGACTTGCCTTGCGAGATTTAGAACAAACATTATATAATAAACCTAAATTTAAACAACAATACCATTATAAATTCTATTTTAAAGACCAAAATAACGAAGGAGATTATCAATGAAAACTAAAACTTTCAAGGCAACAATAGACGGTAACGAAAAAGAATTTCTTGTACGAAGCCCATCTTTAAATGATCAGAGAGAAGCCCAAAAAATTTATAATCAGGCCTTTACAGATGCTATAAAGAGTAAGAGCGTGGTTAGAGCTAAGCTAGATGATCTTCTGGAGGATCAGGGATTATGGAATGCTGAGAAACAGGCTAAATTTACCTCATTACAAAAAGACTTGTTAGATGGAGAAAAAAGATTAGCCAAAGGAGGTTTTGGTTTGAATGAAGCCAAAGACCTAGCGATCAAAATGAAAAGCATCAGAGACGAGATCAGAGAATTGATAAGCGTTAGAACAAGTTTAGATAATCATAGTGCTGAAGGTCAAGCAGATAATGCTAGATTTAATTATTTGGTAAGTGTTTGTGTGGTGTATAATGATACTAAACAGCCGTATTTTAATAATATGGAGGATTATCTTAATAGATCGTCCGAACAGGTTGGTATACTTGGCGCACAGAATTTGGCTAATATGCTTTACGGATTGGATAACGACTATGAAAATACTTTGCCAGAAAATAAGTTTTTGAAAAAGTATAAGTTTGTAGACGACAAATTAAGACTAATAGACAAAAAAGGTAGATTAATAGATAGCGAAGGAAGACTCATAGATGAAAATGGAAGGTTTATTGATGAACAAGGTAACTTTGTTGATAAATATGGAAACAAGGTAGACTCGGAAGGGGAATATATTGTTGAGACTCAACCGTTTTTGGACGACAATGGTAAACCCATTATTTTAGATGAAGAAAAAAATGAAAATAAACCATCCGATAGTGCAGCGACAGAATCTGGCGATAAACCTCAGGAACCGACTTCTCCGCCAGTATAATAGTAGTATTGATTTGTTATTAAATAAATCGAATAAATTCCTCATGCATTTATGTATGGGGATTTTATTTTTATATGGATATAAGTTCATATGAGCGCATTTAACCTAACAGCAGAACTTAATCTTAGAGGACCGAGCAACATCAAAACTGTTGTTGCGGATATTCGTAGACAGATAGGCACAGTTAATGCTAATATAAACTTTAAAGTAGATCCTAATACTACAAAAAATGTAGCACAATTAAATAATGCCTTAAGAAATCTCAACTCAACATTTGGACAAACTCAATCAGCGGCTAATAATGCTGCTAATGCTATTTCTAACTTTGGAAATGCTATCAATAAGATAAATATTAAAAACTTACCACAACAAATCAATAGCTCCGCAGCTGCTGTATCCAAACTAACAAGTGTTTCTGCCAATAGTGGAAAAGCTATTCAAGCAGCAACAACAGAGATGGAGGAATTTGGTAGGCAATCAGCATTAGCTATTAGAAGATTTGCTGCTTTTGCTGGACCTACCACTTTAATATTTGGACTCACAAACGCTATCAAATCAGGTATTGATGCTTTTATAGAGTTTGATAGACAGTTTGTTAAGCTTCAACAGGTTACCGGGGAATCAGCCAACGGCCTTGCTGGTTT